TATTCTTCATTTAAGGAAAATTTCCTTAAGAAAGCACTTGAATTAGAGTTTGAAGAATCAATTCCTGATTTTGTTGATAGGATTATTGAGGATTTAACCAAGACAAAAACAATTGATAGTCCGTTCGCTGATTCGGATATGATAGGTACTGGCGCATTTAATGGGTTGGAATACACAGTTGAAGATCCAGGAATTGTTACCTTTACTCTTTCTGAAAAATTCGATCTAAGCAAATTAAGCAGAAAGGCAGTTTATGTTTACCTGAATGGTGCACAGTTATTACACGAAAAGGATTATACATTTAATTCTGCATTTGGATTTGTAACCATCACCAGACAGTTAAGCGTGGGTGATAAGATTGAAATTAGAGAATACATTTCTACTGCATTTTCTCATATTCCACCAACTCCAGCAGCCATGGGATTATACAAGAAATATACTCCTATGAAGTTTACGGATGATACCTATCGCCAACCAAGAGAAGTAATTCAAGGTCATGATGGAAGTATCACAGTGTCGTACGAAGACTACAGAGACGATCTTCTGTTAGAACTTGAATATAGAATTTACAATAATATAAAAAATAATTATGATCCACAGGTATTTGATGTTGATGAAATTCTTGGTGGATACTATGGAAATGCAAACTTTACCAAGGATGAATTTGATAACATCATCAATCAACAATTTCTTAGATGGGTAGCAAATACAAATCTTGAATACACAACTAATTCTTACTTCATAGAAAACGAACCATTCACTTATACCTATAGTAATATGACTGATCCTGCGGGAACAGAAAACTTACCAGGTTATTGGAGAGGAGTGTACAAGTACTTCTATGATACTGATAGACCACATCGCTGTCCTTGGGAATGTTTAGGATTTTCAGAAAAACCTACTTGGTGGGAAGAGGAATACGGTCCTGCTCCATACACCAGTGGTAACTTGATACTTTGGGAAGATATTAGAGACGGTATTATCAGACAGGGGCCTCGTGCTGGAAGATATGATAGATATGCTCGAACTTCGATAATGAATCATCTTCCGGTTAACAGCGACGGAGAGTTGGTAAATCCTCTTGATAGTGGATTAGCAAAGAACTTTACTCTTGTTAATAATAGAGGTAGTTTTAAACTTGGAGATATTTCACCCACTGAGTATGCGTGGAGATCAAGTTCGGAAGAACCATATGCAATGATAATTGCATTGTGTTTATTGAAACCTTTTGATTTTATTATTTCTAATTTTGATAGAGCAAAAACAACAAGAAATATTCTTGATCAAATTGTTGATATTGAAACAAAAACATTCATCACTCCGAATGAATTAAAATTACCTGTTGCTGGTACAAATCTTGTTTCAGGATTATCCTTTTATGTAACAGCATATCTAAAATCAAATGGTGTTTCAGTAACACAGGCACAGGATATAATTGATGGATTACAAGTAAGACTAACATCAAGATTAAGTGGATTCGTTGACAAGGAGCAACAAAAATATATACTTGACAGCAAAAATCCAAGTTCTTCAAATTCAAGCATTTTTGTTCCACAGGAAAATTACGATATTATCTTTAATGTAAGTGCACCGATAGGTAGCGTTACATACAGTGGTGTTATAATTGAAAAAACGCAGACTGGTTGGGCATTAAATGGATATGATGATACGTATCCTTACTTTAACTATTACACTGCTGTCAACAATCAAAAAGATCCAGTAATGAGCGTTGGCGGAATCAGTCAGTCGTTCACGGAGTGGCAACCACAAACAAAATATAATAATGGAGCAATCGTTGAATATAGAAACACTTATTATAGAGCAAAACAATCTCTTGAAGGTGTTGACGAATTTGATGGTAACGATTGGGTTAAATTACCTGAACTACCATTAATTGATGCAATAACAGCACAGCGAAGAAGAAATTTTAATAAAACGGTTGTTAGAAAATTAAGTTATGGTGAAACATTACCAACGGTTCAAGCCGTGGTTGATTTCCTATTAGGATATCAGGCTTATTTGATCGACCAAGGAATTATTTTTGAAAATTACGATCCAGAAAATCAAGTCGTACAGGACTTTGTCACAGCCTGCAAGGAATTTATGTTCTGGACCAAACATAACTGGGCAATTGGTTCTTTATTAACAATTTCTCCTGGTGCAGTACAAATTAGAATAGCAGTTCCTGTTGGTGTTGCTGATAATATTCTTGACGGCTTTTATGATTATAATGTTCTTAAAAGTGACGGAACTCCTATACAGGTTAAGAACATCAATGTAAAACGTGATTTCCAAAACGTAACGGTGTCCACGGTTGACACCGATGACGGAATATATTATCTAAAAATTAATTTTGTATTAAAAGAACACGTAACAGTATTCAAAGATAAGACAGTCTTTAATGATATAATTTTTGACAAACCAACTGGGTATCGTCAAGAAAGAATTAAAACACAAGGATTCAGAACCATCGATTGGGATGGCGATTATACATCTCCTGGATTCCTTTTTGATAATGTTAAGATTGAAAGTTGGTCACCGTTCACTGATTACAGACTTGGTGACATCATACAGTACAAGACAAAATACTTTACCAGCAGATACAATCATACAAGCGATAAAGAATTTAATGATGATAATTGGACGATACTTGACTCCAATCCAGAAAAACAACTTATTGCTAACTTTGATTATCGAGTAAATCAAATAGAAGATTATTTTAATGTTGGTTCTCAAGGACTCGGAAAGAGCCAAAGAGATCTTGCCAGACATACAATAGGATATCAGCAGAGACAATATCTACAGTATCTTGCTGAGGATGAAGTGACTCAGTACAAATTGTATCAGGGCTTTATCAGAGAAAAAGGCACTAATAATTCGATTACTAAACTGTTTAATAAGATTAGTAAGTCTGGACAATCAAGTGTATCACTTGAAGAAGAGTGGGCATTTAGAGTTGGACAGTTTGGTGGAATAGATCAAACCAATGTTTATGAAATTAAATTAGATACCGAAGAATTTGTTCTTAATCCTCAGCCTATATTAGTAGTTGATTCCAAACCTAACCAACCACTTGATCGTTATTACAGAGTTAATAAGTCTGATTTTTATTATGCACCAGTTCCTTACACTACTGAAATATTACCAACAACAACTGATCAATTGGTAACAAGAACAGCAGGATATGTTAAGACAGGTCAAACGGCACACGTTGTTAAGAACAAGAGCGATATATTAAACATCAACATTGAAGAGTTTAATGAAAATGATCATGTCTGGATTACTTTCAATAATTTATCGTGGACTGTGTTAAGAGGAAATGTAGTTTATGATCTTCCAGTTGACAACATATCTTCGAAAGGAACAATAGTTACAGTTACCTTTGGTAAAAAACACAATCTTGTTCCGGGCGATATAATCGGTATTACTAACATAGAAGGAATAATAGGTTTCCATGAAATAGTGGAATTAACACAGACTATTGAAGGAACAACACTGAATGAGAATTTATCAATTCAATTTATTGTAGATCCTGCTCCAGAAATATCCTTTGATGCGAGTTCGTTAACTTTTCCTATACTTTTCACAGAAGCAAGGTTTGCAGATTATGATAGTTTACAACCAGAACACGTTGCATTACTAAGAAACAATTCAAAATTGTTTGTCGATAAGAATGCTGACGGGTTATGGGAAGTTGTTCAAAAGAAAAAACAATATCAATCTAAGAAAATAACAAATTATGGCATAACTGATCCTGTCAAGACAGGTTACAAGGTTGAATATGCTTCAAATTATAAACAGGTAATTGCTTCGATTCCAGGAAGTGGATACGTCAATGTCTACATTGAAACAAATCAAGGGTTGTCAGTTAGACAGATTCTTGAGCCACAAAGCGGATTAGAAACCACGGTTAATGGATCGTTTGGTTACGAACTTTCTTTAAGTCCTGATCAAAAATACTTGTTTGTTGGATCTCCACTTGCAAGTGGTGTTACATCAAATTATAAAGGATTGTTTAGTCCTTATGCAACATACGCTCCTGGAGACATCGTTCTTTATGCAGGAAATTTATGGAAATCATTAACAACAAATGTTGGCGATGGAAGCACAATTGATTTAGAAAATAATGATTGGGAATTGACTAAAAATATTTCAGCACTATCATCGGGATCAGAAACAGGTCCTACGCAACAGGGTGCTGTTTCTGTTTATGAATGGAATGCTCAGCAATGGAATTACGTAGAAAGTTTTGTAAGTCCAAGACCAAATGAATCAGAAAAATTTGGATCTAAGATTGTTTGTGGTAAGACAGCAAACGGTTATACACTTGCTATTAGTGCTCCAGGATCAATCAATAACAAAGGAAGGGTCTATCTTTACACACAAAACACAGACGGTGAGTGGGAATTGATAGAAGATGAAAACTACAAAGGAATTTATAATTCTGGTGTTGCATTTACAGGATCAATCAATGACAATGTATTGACAGTTACCGACGTAGCATATGGTAAGATAGTGGAAGGTGCAATACTTGAGGGTTCAGGAATTACTGCCGGAACAAAAGTGGTTTCACAAACACAAGGAATTAAAGGTAGCACAGGAACTTATACAGTTGTTCCTTCATACGATGCCGTGGGATCCAATCCAGCGCCAATCGGAAGCACAGCAATAACAGGAACATATTATTATCCTACGGGTTCAATAGTTTATGTTGATGGTTTTCTTTGGAAAGCAACTGCAAACAATTATAGCGATGGAAGCACGATTAGCATACAGAGTGCTGATTGGTTAAAGGTTGATGAAATAGCAACACAATCATCATTACCACAAAGCATGAGCATAGAGGATGACGGATCAACACTTTCCGCTGGAATATTAAGTGATACACAGATTTCAGAATTAATTAAGGATGGTGATCGATTTGGAATGAGCCTATCAATGAACTATGATGGTTCGGTATTAGTAGTAGGAGCACCATATGCTGATGGTCAATTCTTTACCAACTTTAAAGGACCATGGGATCCTAACTATGAATACGTAGAAGGTGATGTTGTAAAATACCAAGGCGGCTATCATAAGTTAATTAATGCTGGTCCTACAGCAGTCGGCATTGATAGTACAATTAGAAGTTATAACCAAGAACCCGATGCTGGTCTTCCTTGGTCGAATGTTGGCGACAGCAGTGCTGAAGCAACAGGAAAAATCTTTATCTATAGAAAAGACATCAACGGTTTTTACAAATTAGATCAAACTATCACAACTGAAGGTCTTGAATTTATAAGTGACATTGATCCATCTGAAACAATAAGCACAGGAGATCAGTTTGGTTATGACATGGACATTGATTATTCTGGTAATACATTAGTAGTTTCGAGCCCTAAGGCAGATAGGAATTTCCAAAATCAAGGAAGTGCTTACATCTTTAAATATGAAAGCGATAGTTCAGAATTACAATTTAGATTAAAACAAAAAATTGAAAGTTATGACATTTATCCTAATGAGTATTTTGGCCAGAGCGTATGCATAACACCTAATACAGAAAAATTAGTAGTAGGAGCAAACAATAGTCCTTACTCATTACCAACTCGATTTGATTCTTCAACAACAACATTTGATGACGGAGTGACTTCATTCAAGAGTTACGATGGTTTTTCTGGTGCGGTTTATGTGTTTGAAAGAAAAGACGAAACATATTTCTTAGCAGAAAAACTTGATGAGGATCTAAGCCTTAATGAATCATTTGGTTTTAGTCTTGTTTGTGATACAGACACAATAGTTGTAGGATCACCAGATTATATAGAACCTGCCCCCCATGGTCCAGGACTTGCATTTGAAGGATCTAAAGTGGGTAACGTAAGACTGTTCAAAAAACAGTCAGGAATCAATTCATTAGAACTTATCGGTCAGGAAGAGCCTACAGTTGATATTAGAGATCTAAAACGACTAACATTGTATTCTGATTCATCAACAAATAAGATACAGGATATCGAAATAATAGATCCAGCCAAAATGAGAATATTAGCAGCGGCTGAAAGAGAAATAACATTTAAAACATTGTATGATCCTGCTGTTTATTCTGTGGGAAATCCAGATAATCAAATTGTTGATAGCGATACAGCATGGACGACAAAGAACGTTGGAAAACTTTGGTGGAACATTTCCACAGTCAAATGGGTATACTATGAACAGGGAGATACTGCTTATAGAACGGCGAATTGGGGTAAACTTGCAGAAGGTTCCACGATTGAAGTTTCTGAATGGGTTGAAACAAAATTACTTCCAAGCGAATGGGCAGTTCTTGCAGATACCACTGAAGGATTAAAGAATGGCATTTCTGGAACACCACTTTATGATGATTCAGTTTATTCTATAAAAGAATTATTTAATGTTAACACTGGTGAATTAACTGAAACATTATATTACTATTGGGTTAAATCTAAGGTAACCGTTCCGAACATAAGTGGAAGGACAATATCAGCAGCCAACGTTGGAGTATTAATTGCTGATCCTAATTCACTTGGAAATACATTTACAGCATTAATAGCAAAAGACAAATTTTTATTCTACAATTATACATCTTTGGTGAATGAAAATTCTACAATATTAAACTTTGAATTTTATAAAAATTCTCCTATCAGAAATGAAGTTCATAATGAATATCAATTGATCACGGAAGATGTTGCAGACAGTGTACCAACGCCTAAACTTGAAAGAAAGATGATAGACTCTTTGGTTGGTTATGATATACAAGGTAACAGAGTTCCTGATCCTGATTTACCAGAAAAACAAAAGTATGGAATCAAGTTCAGACCAAGACAGAGTATGTTTACCGATAGAAGAGGCATACTAAAAATTATTATTGAAAATGCAAACAAGGTTTTACAGAAACAGCCGTTTGCTAATATAATTAGTTTTGAAAATTTAAATTTAAAAGACGAACAGCCAAGTAACTTATTAAGACTTTACGACACAAGCGTTTCTAATTATATCGATCTTGAAACAGTTGGTACGGTTAGAACTAAGGCTGGCCAGTTATCAGTTAATATCATAGACGATGAAATATCTTCCATAGACGTTGTTGATCCAGGATTCGGATACAAAGTTGCTCCTAATGTAGAATTTGAAGGAGACGGTGAAGGCGCTGTTGCCACAACAACTATAGACAATCAAGGAAGAATTACTTCGGTAACCGTTAACAATCCTGGTAGAAATTACAAAACTGCCATTGCCAAAGTAAGAAGATTTAGTGTTCTTGTTGAAACTGATTCAACTTCTCAAAACTATTGGTCGATATATGCTTGGGATGACATAAGACAAACTTTCTTTAGAAGTGCTTCGCAGGCCTTTGATACAACAAAATATTGGTCATACATAGATTGGTGGAAAGAAGGTTACAGCGAAACAACAAGAATTATTAAGGAAATTCCATCGGTAGCAGAACTTCCTGCCAATGAAGAAAGTATTTCTGTGGGAGATTTGATAAGATTCAAAGAATATGGTTCGGGTGATTGGGCAGTATTCAAGAAAATATCCGATACATCCACAAGCATACTTTCTAATTATGAATTAGTTGGTAGAAAAAATGGAACTATCAAACTTGAAAATACTTTATATGATGTTGGAACAACAGGAATAGGTTATGATAATGTTACTTCCTTTGATACCAATTTCTATGATAGAGAGCCTATCAACGAATTAAGAAATATTTTTACAGCATTAAAACAAGATGTATTTGTCGGAGACTATACAGTTGAATGGAATAAATTATTCTTCAGTTGTGTTAGATATGTATTACACGAACAAGTTTATGTTGATTGGGCATTTAAAACCAGTTTCTTAAATGCTACGCATACTGTTGGAGAGTTGTTACAAACTCCAAACTATAAGAACGATAGTCTTGATCAATATTTGAATTATATTGACGAAGTAAAACCTTACAGAACAACAATTAGAGAGTACGTGAGTAAGTATGATAAGACTGACTATCAATATGCGGGAAGCACAGACTTTGACCTTCCACCTGCATACTTACAATCAAGAGGAAAGATCACAAGAATAACAGAAATAGATCCAGAGATAACAGAATATCCATACAAGTGGTGGTTAGATAATAAGGGATTCTCAGTAACGGAAGTTTTAATATCAAATCCAGGAAGTGGTTATACCAGCGTTCCTCGTGTTGTAATTGAGGGAGATGGTACTGGAGCAAAAGGACAGGCTTATGTTTCAAACGGAACAGTATCAGGTGTAGTAATTACCAACCCAGGATCGGGTTATACAGTAACACCTACAATTGCATTGGTTGGTGGTAATGGAAGTTCCACAGATAAAGCAAAAGCAGTTGCGGTGCTTGGCGATACAAAAGCGAGAGTGTTTAATCTTGCTATGAAGTTTGATAGAATTACCAAAGAAGGATTGTATTCATTCACAGACTTTGAACAAACATTTACGGCAACTGGCACAACTTCTGTCTTCGAATTAAAATATGCTCCAACAAGAGACAAGTCTAAGATACAAATTATTAAAAATGGAGAAATTGTTCTTAATAGCGAATACTCCATAACAATCTACAGATCAAATGACGACGAGTTTAAGATTCTTAAAGGAAAAGTTGTGTTCAATGAAACACCAACTGCCGGTGATATAATAGAAATAGAATACGAGAAGAATGATGAACTTCTTGATGCAGTTAATAGAATCAATAAACTTTATAACCCTGTATCTGGAATGAAAGGAAATGACCTTGATCAGTTAATGACTGGTATTGACTTTGGTGGTGTTCAAGTCCAAGGAACAACATTTGATGTAACTGGTGGTTGGGACGCACTTCCTTGGTTTACTGACAGTTGGGATAGTGTCGAAGCAGCAAGTGATTATTATCATGTTTGTGATGGTAGCACAGAATATGTTGAACTACCTTATGTTCCTACAGAAGGGCAAAGAATTAATATCTATCTAAAGCGTGCTGGAGAAGAAGTTTTACCAACTATAGATAATTTACAGTATGGTCCTGGAGTAAAATCTCCACCAATTAGAAGAATTGATTCTCCGTACTTCCTTGACGGAAATGATTCTTCCACTGGTCCTAATCCAAATGCAGAAATGCCAACATTTGTTGGAGATGGTTCAACAAAAACTGTTGAGATAGGAATATACATTACAACTAATGATGGTGATATATTAATTTTCCGTCCTGAAACCAGTGATGGTTCAGTTACAATTACTGATGATAATCTTGTTGATACAAATATCTCAGGTGGTAGTTTAAGTATAATGGAAGGAGCCTACGCAACAGCAACAGGAAAAACCGCAGAAGAAATTAATTTAGAAGGCGGTAGATTCATAGGACCTGAACAGGTTCCAGCAACAGAGGAAAATATTCCAGGACAGGTTCTTGATAGTTTAAGTATCAAAGTATACACGGCTAAACAGGACGGAGTCGCTCCATTAAGTTCGAGAGTTGCAATATCAGATGGTTCAACAACAGTTTATGATATAGGTCAAACAATAACTGAAAATAAATCAGTCATAGTTTATATTGATGGATTAAAAACATCAGCATACACAGTTAATGTTCAAGACAATACAGTTGAATTTGCAAGTGCACCTGCATCAAACTCTAAGATTGAGATTTTAAGTATAGGTATTGGTGGTGTTACAATTCTTGATTATCAAGAATTTAAAGCAGACGGTGATACAGGATTATTCTTAACAAATGCAAATTATGATGATACTGCAAATATTTTTGTATCAGTTAATGGTATTCAGGCAGATGTTGGTTATATTAACAGCAGTGATGTGTTGGATACTCCTAACAGAACTTTAGTACAGTTTGGAGAAAAACCATCATTCAATTCTGTAATTAAAATTGTGGTACTTGGTTCTTCAACTGATGTTGATAGTTCATCATTACCTCTTGTTCGAGTTAATCAACAAACAATAATCCATGATGGTAGTACAAGAAACTATGATCTTGATAATTTTGTTTCCTTAGAAAGAGCAAGTGCAAAATCAAGCATGATTGTTGAAGTCAATGATGTTAAACTAAAAGGAGTTGATACTACATATTTCGAATATGATGGTGTGACAAATAATTTTACACTTGGACAGGATCCTTTAGAAGCGGCGGGTGCTATTCTTTCAAGAAATCTTCGAGTGTTTATTAATAATGAATTAAAAACATTCGTTCAGGATTATGTTTATAATGGTTCTACCAAGGTGCTTACTTTAACAGCAGGTGTAGCACAGATAGGTGACATCATTAAGATTGAAAACGATCTAAGATCCGAGTATAACATTGTTGGTGGAAATCTTGTTATCGGTAGTGGTGTTACACTTAATCCAGGTGATGAAATAAATGTAACTTGGTTTAGTGAATATCCTTCCATGGATGTTTATTCTGATAGAACCATTGGCGGCAAAGTTTATTTTGAATTGCCATTTAAACCAATATCTGCAAGTTATGTTTGGGTTTACAAAAATGGAGTTAAATTAATTCAGGATGTTGATTATCAAGTTAAGGTAGATAGAGGAATTATGTACCTAACAGATCCTACAACAACAAGTGATGTTATAACAATTACTATTTTCGGTACATCTGTTTTTAGAAATCCAAGTGCTTATGAAATTAACAAGGATATGTTAAACATTTATAGATTTAATAGATATTCCAAGGATGCTAATTTAACTCTTGCCAAGAATCTAAATTATTACGATCTTACAATTGAAGTAACTGACGGAAGCATGCTTTCCGAACCAATTAGACAGAAAAATATACCTGGAGTAATCTTAATTAATAATGAAAGAATTGAGTATTTGCAAAAAGATGGAAATATACTATCTCAACTCAGAAGAGGAAGCCAAGGTACTTCAATCAAGGAACTGCATTCAGTAGGATCATACTTGATTGATGTTAGCCAATCAGAATATATTCCATACCAGGAAGAAAATGAAAGAATGGATTTCGTTAGTGATGGAAGTTCACTATTGATTGGTCCTTTGGGTTACGTTCCAGCACAAAGTACAGATGCAAATTGGTATGCTGGTACAATACCACAAGGATATGGAAGATGCGATACTGTGGAAGTATTCGCAGCAGGAAGACGTTTGAGAAAGGTTTCTTTAACAGTTTTTGATGAAACACTTGGCGCAGTTAGTCCAGATGCTGATAGACAGATTGAAGCAGAATTTTCAGTTGATGGAACGAGCCAAAACATCAGATTAACCGAAACTTTACCAGCGGGAACACGTATTACGGTAATTAAAAAGGTAGGAAAAACATGGTATGATAGGGGCGAAACTACAGCATCTACAGGTGTTACATTGCTTGAAAATACAACACCAATAAGTAAATTCATTGCTGCAAAGTCAACCAGATTACCTGAATAAATACACTATGAATAACAAAGAGAAAGATATGCCAGTGAACAATAATACTACAAACGAATCCAAGAAACCTGTGGTAAATGAGCAGGGCGGATTCCATTTTGAAGGACACATAAAGATTTTTGACCCTGAAACTGGAGAAGTTTTTCAGGATAAACGCAATGCAATTCACTATGAAAATATGAGCGTTGCAATGGTAAACAGTTTATCAAACCAAGGTTTGGGAACAATTTATCAAATGGTATTTGGCTCCGGCGGAACTACTGTAGATCCTACAGGATTAATTACATATCTTACTCCGAACACCGTCGGAATCAATTCAAGTTTATACAATCAAACATACGCAAAGATTATTGATCAAAATGCAACTGGCAATAACGATCCTGTTAGAAACAAAATGGAAATTAGGCACATCAGTGGAGCAACATACAGTGATATAGTAATTTCATGTTTGCTTGATTATGGAGAGCCACAGGATCAGGAAGCATTTGATAACAGCGTTAACATGGATGGAAACTTTGTCTTTGATGAACTTGGATTAAAATCATATAGTTCAACAGGAGATGGAAAACTTTTAACACACGTGGTATTCCATCCGGTGCAGAAATCACTAAACAGATTATTACAGATTGATTATACAATTAGAGTTCAAAGTTTAACAGGTTTTAACGAGGGGTAATAGATGCCATATATTGTAAATTTTACAGATAGCGAAAACAAATCACCTATTACCGTTTTCGATAACACATCAAACCAAGATACGAGTTTGACGTTTCCAGGAAGAAACGTAGTTGGATATGGACAGATTATTGCTGAAAACTTTCTTTCTCTATTAGAAAACTTTGCAAGTCCGAATGCACCAGTCAATCCAACAGAAGGACAACTTTGGTATGATACGACTAATAACGTTCTTCAGTTATGGGACAACACTAACTGGAAGGCAGCATCAAACATTCAAAAATCACCAACTGAGCCAAGTGTTGAAAATTCCAAGATAGGAGAACTTTGGGTTGATACTACCAATCAACAATTAAGAATCTTTACAGGAACAAGATGGTTGCTTGTTGGACCAAGTGAGAGTGCAATTGATGGTAAGAGATACGGTCCAGCAGTTGAAAGAATTACAGACAGCGATAACAACAATAAAAATGTTTTAATTTTTTACATTGCAGATACTCCTGTTATTATTATTTCAAAAGATACATTTACACCGAAGATTGACATTACTGGTTTTGATATTATTAGAGCAGGACTTAATGTTGCGATTCCAGCCAACTCAGATGAAGAATTAGAATTTGCTTCAATCTTCCTTGGCGGGGAATTACCTAAGATGCTTGGTACCGCTGCAAATGCTGACGCATTAAACGTTGGTGGTGTTGAAGTTAGTGCAGGAAAATTTTTAAGAAGTGATACGATTAATACAACTGAATTTGGAATTAACGTTAGAAACAATGCAGGTATCACTGTAGGTATTGACGGTAACTTCAATATTATTACAAGTAGCACGGCTGCAAAACTTTATAACTCGGCAGCAGGTAGTGCTCTTGATTTACAAATTAATAGAAACGGTGTTCCAAGCACAATCCTAAGAGTTCTTGACAATAAGGTTGGTATTAACAAAACAACACCAGAAGAAGCACTTGACGTTGATGGTAATTTTGCGCTTTCAGGTAATTTGTTAATTAACAACACTGATGAAGCAACAAATTTAAGTACGGGTTCTGCTGTATTCAAGGGCGGTATTTCCGTAACAAAAAATATTAGAATCGGAACAACGCTAAATGTTGAAGGAACCGTAACTACTACAAATATTACCCCAGCAGGTAACGAATTATATGATCTTGGATCCACGTCAAGAAAATGGAATAACTTCTTTGCTAAAAAAATTATAGCAGATGAAATTGTTGGAACAATTAACGGTAGTATTACTGGTAATGCTAACACGGCAACAAACCTTAAAACAGTTTCGACTTTCCAGTTACAGGGAGATGTAGTTTCTAACTCTGTTAGATTTGATGGACAGGTTGATGGATCAACCAAATTATTTTCAACACAATTAACTGCAAACATCATTAAGGATAAACCAGCACCATCGCCAAATAGATCAAAACTTGACGATTTTGTTTTAACATACAGGGCGTCGGCTGAAACTGGTGGATCCAGCGGATTATTAAAACAGACCCGAGATACGTTTGTCGGAGACCTTGGTATTCCTATAGGAGCAATTTTACCTTATTCAGGAACCACTGCTCCATATGGTTTCCTATTGTGTGATGGTGGTGAAGTTGAGATAGCAAAATTTCCTTTACTATATGATGTGATTGGAACGAACTACAATGGAACAGCAACACTTAATGGAACGGGAACATTTAGGGTTCCGGACTTGAGAGGTAGATTTCCTCTTGGTAAACACAACATGGATAACAACATTGACGTTCCTACAGCAGCAGGTGGATTTACAGATAACGGAGGTGGTAACCCATCACCGGCAAGGGTTGAAGGTACTGAAGCAACAACACTCGCAGCATCCAGTGGTTCAAGCACAACAAGCCTAACTCTTGGAAACGTTCCTGAACACTCTCATAACATGCAGAATGAAGGCGAACAATTTTATGCTGTTAGGGTAACAACAGATCCTGCAGAAGGAATACAGATTTCAAACAATGGACCAACAGCCGCTGGTGAGGCAGTTTATCTCCCAGATTCCGGACCTGTTAAAAAGCCAAGCGTAGATTTTACATTGGGTGCACCTTTTGGTATCATGAACCCATTCTTAACATTAAATTATATTATTAGATCTGGACCACCAGCATTTACAACAGTAGGATCATAAGATGGCATATCAGATAAACAAAACAGATGGAACAGTAGTAGCAACGGTCGCTGACGGTCAGGTTGATAATATTTCAACTGATATTACTCTTATAGGTAAAAACTATAGTGGGTTTGGCGAAGCACTTAACGAAAATTTTGTAAAACTACTTGAAAATTTTTCAAGCACCAGCCGTCCTGAACATCCTATCAAAGGCCAGATATGGTTTGATGCTACTGAAAACAAATTAAAAGTATACAGCGGAACGGCTTTTGTTCCTGTTAGTTCAGCAACCATATCAAGCACACAGCCAAGCACACTTGGTGTTGGCGATCTTTGGTTTAATGATGTTGCCAAGCAGTTATATTTCTTCGATGGAACAAATACTATTCTACTTGGACCTGCTTATTCAGAATCACAGTCATTGAGTGGTTTAAGAGTATCAAGCATACTTGATACATTGAACCAAACACGTGTTATCACGAGTTTATACAACAATGGAATACTGTTAGGAATATTTGCAAAAGATTCATTTACTCCTAAGAATGCTATTGAAGGATTCAGTGGGGATATCATTCCAGGATTTAATCAGGGAACTCTATCAGGATTAAAATTTAACGTAACAACAACCAATTCAGAAAAACTTGGTAACGTAACGGCAATTACATATGCAAGAAAAGACACATCAAACTCATTCGAAGGACAGATAAGAGTTAATTCGGATCTTGGTATAGTATTTGGTGCGGGTGACCAAGGAAACTTCACTGTTGATGGTGCTGGTAACGTAACATTTTCAAACTCTGCTTCCGATAAGAAACTTACACTTAACGTGAGAAAGGGTATTGCACAGGAAGATGCAATAATTATTAATTCAGATTCAAGAAGAGTTGATGTTTATCCAGGATACAGCGATAGTGAATTAACAGTTGGTGGTGATGTTACAGTGGAAGGTGTCGTAACCATCAAGGGCAATCTTGTTATTAACGACGGCGATGTATTGGTTCAGAGAGAAACTTCACTTGAAATTGAAAACAAATATTTAATAATGGCCCAACAGGGAGATAGTGCTTCCAACAAAGATGAACTTGCTGACGGTGGTGGTATAATTCTAAAGGGTGCAACGGATCACGTGCTTTTATGGAGCCAGAATGGCTTCCCCGCTTCACCAGAATATCCGGCACTTGCCGCAGGAGCATGGACCAGTTCGGAACACGTTAACCTTGCTTCAGGCAAAGCATTCAAGATTAACGGAGTAACCGTTCTTGACGGAACATCATTGGGTACGGGAATTACGAGCATTCCGGGTGTTACGTCCTTTGGTACGCAGAACGTTATCAACATTGGACCAGGAGCACCACCGGTTGCTGAGATGAGATTGCAAAATCATAGAATTTCCACTCTAAGCAGTAACTATGACATAGAATTAGAACCAAACGGAACTGGAAATATCTCATTAATAGGATCACCCAAGATAACTGGCATGGCAGATCCTACATCCGCACAGGATGCTGCTACCAAGGAATACGTTGATGATGTCGCTGAATCAAGAAGCCTTGCATTTTCAATGGACTTAACTGACGGTAAACCAAACAGTTACATTGCGGGAACGGTTCTTGCTGCATTGGCACCCGTTGCTGAATATAGAAATGGTACCATTGCAAGAATTTTATGTACGCAGTTGTCAAACTCAACTACGAGTCTTGACATTGATCCTCTGTTAAGTCAGAGTACGGCAGAATTTAACACTCCATCGGGAACAGCATATGCGGTAACTGATGTTGCGTCAGCGGTTGCAACCGTTAGCGCACCAAGCATTACAACAACAAGAATTATCAAGACATTCCAGTTACTTGCTGGTGCTTGGACATATGTATCAGAAACGGTGTTACCATAAGGAGTAAGGAGCGATAATAGATGGCATACGTAATTAACAAGAGCGATGGAACAGCACTTTTAACATTAGAAGATGCTACCGTGGATAATTCAACAAGCATCACGCTTGTTGGAAGAAATTATATTGGCTACGGTGAAGCACAGAACGAAAACTTCTTATTCCTTCTTGAAAATTTTGCCAACACCTCCGCTCCAGCCAGACCAATAGCGGGGCAGTTATGGTTTGACACCACAAACAGAACCGTAAATGTTTATGATGGAGACAAATGGGTTGAAGCAGGTGCTGCTGCACTTTCAGCAACTCCACCACCGGCACCACCACTTGGTGCTTTTTGGTTAAAAACACCCTATAACACACTGCACGTTTGGAACGGAACTGATTGGGGACTGATAGGTCCTGAGGTAGCAGAAGGATTTGGTCTAACAAGGGCAAGAAGCACAACACTGCTGGATGACGTCAACACCCAACATCCGGTGATCATACTCACGGTGAATGGAACGGAGATTGGTATAATTTCCAATACTGCGTTTACCATAAACAGTTCCAATGCAATTTCTGGTTTTGGCACCTTGCAGGCCGGCCTAACAATGAGCACCGCACACACGTTTGCGGGAGAATTGTCTGGAAACGCCACAACAGCAACAAGATTAAAAAATGTAAGATTAATAAATGGCATATCCTTTAACGGAACGCAGGACATCACGATCAAATCATCGACCACGAATAAGTTGGAATCCGGAGATCACATAATTGGATCTGATTTTGATGGTGGAACTGCTGTAAGATGGGACATTGATGCAACTTCCAACAACACAGTTGGAAAGATAGTGGCAAGAGACAGTGCTGGAGATTTTAGTGCTGGCACCATCACTGCTGATCTAATTGGCGATGTGACTGGAAACGTAACGGCAAGTTCGGGCATCAGCACATTTGATGAAGTACAAGCAACAAGATTCATAGGACAATCGTTGAGCGGTAATGCCGCAACGGCAACAAAATTGAGAAACACCGTCAACATCAACGGAGTGCAGTTTGATGGCAGCGTTGACATAACAGTTCCTGCTTCGGCAAGAACTCTAACGGACACGCACCTTGCAAACGCAGTGGTTACGTCAAATTTATCCACGGTTGGAACGCTTACGAGTTTGGCAGTAACGGGCAACGTTGTTGTTAACAGCAATCTTACAATTTCATCCGCGGGCGGAACACAATCAGAATTGTCCGCAACAAGGAATTTAATAATCACGGCCGATGATGGATCGGACACAACACAATTAAAGGTCATTGCTCCGGACGTTTCAGTTCTTGATGGCACTGGACCCAACGGTGCATTGGTTCCCGTAACAACGGGTGACGTGGATCTTGGTAAGACAACCAACAAGTTTGATAATGTTCATGCTAACACGTTCATTGGTGATTTAACTGGAAACGCAGATACTGCCACGCTGGCAACAACCGCTACAAATATCGCGGGCGGAGCCGCAGGCTCTTTTGCTTACCAGACTGCGTCTGGCGCAACTTCGTTGCTTCCAGCGGGAACGGCAGGACAGGTCCTACACACATCAGGCACGGGCGGTGCACCTTATTGGGATGCTCCTTCGTTGCAGGCACACGAAATAGGAAACTATCTCGTTGGTAGTGATTATGATGGGTTAGGAGCAACAAGATGGGATGTTGATGCAACATCGGCTAACACGGCTGACAAGGTTGTTGCAAGAGATAGTTCAGGAAACTTTGCGGCAGGAACAATCACTGCTAATTTAACCGGAAACGTAACTGGTAATACCAACGGAACTCACACTGGTGCAGTTGTTGGTAATGTTACAGGTAATGTAGTTGGAGATTTGACCGGAACAGCAACAAACGCAACAAATGCTGTATACAGTACAACAAGATCTGCAGGAACAAGTGATACAACAATTGCAACAACAGAGTTTGTAACTAATGCTATTGCAAATTCAAGACCAAGAACAATGACAGTGTCTGGTCCAGTTCCTAATACTTCAAGTCCGGATACTCAGTATATTGATTTAATACAGGCTTATCTACCTGCGAACACAGTTTCCAGTGGAGCAGAATTTACGTTAGTTGTTCAAGCATTATCAGCAACATCATCTTCTTCATTTAGTGCAGCAAGATGGATTTTAGCATACAGATGGGCAACGGCATCGGTAACTACAAGTACAAATTTATTATTATCAAGCAGTGCTTACAAGTTAATTTACAGATCCAATGGATCAACTTGGTCATATAACAGATATGGTGGTGCTGTGTAATGATAAAGGTATCTTTGATACCTAATTATATAAACAATGTTGACCAAATAATTGGGTTGGCAGAAAAATACCAGGACAAATTTTTTGTTCGGGCGCCAGGGGAAGAGTTTAATTTTGTAACTGCCTATGGTGATAGTAGTTTAAAGAGCATGTTTCGTTGGAACATGCCAGAGGATTTGAAGGAATTGATTTACGAATCACTTCCTGAGGAAGATAGATCCTGCGATGGTTTCTGCATAAACAGATACGATCCAGGAGACTACTTGAAGAAGCACAGAGATAGTGCTGGAGGGTATTGGAAATTTAAACTGATATTCCTTAGAGCAGATGCTCCGCACTTTAAGTGGTATGATGAGGATGGAGAAGGATATTTGGTGGATGAAGAACCCGGAATGCACATTGACATGCCAGTTAATCTTCCACACGAAGTAACACAAATAGGAGAAAACGAAAGACCTAAATATAGTCTTGCGTTAAGTTGGGGTAGAATAAAATGACAAAAATGTTATTAGTTTTTAATACTGATGGAAGCAGTGTAATTTCTGCTCAGGAATATGATGCTGAATTTGAAGCAGGATTAATTTCTGGAAATGTTAAACACAAGGTGTTAGAATACGACAACCAGAATGAATATTACTGGGGTAATTACGACACGGGTTCTATTAGATCCCTAAATGATTATCCTATCATGGAAGAGTTAGCACTTGATGAACTCGTTAACAAGACGATACTTAACAAGTATTCAATTCACAAGCAGTTAAACATCATTTCCGAGTGCATGGAGCAAGCAGGAATACCTTTAACAGAAGATTTTCAGGCTATGAGGGCGTTTATTAAGGAAAAAACTACTAACCACAGTAGTGCTATTCAAACCTATAAAAACAACCCCGATACGTACAGTTTTGTGCCAAAACCTGAGACACCTGCAGAGGACTAATTTTGGTAAATATAACAGTAATATAGGAAAAAATACATGGCATACCAAGTAGACAAATTTAATGGAACATTTTTAACGTCAGTTGAAGACGGTACTATCGATACAACTACGGATTTAAGATTCGTAGGTAAAAATTATGCTGGGTATGGCGAAGTACAGAACGAGAATTTCCTGCACTTATTAGAAAATTTTTCCAATACATCTGCTCCACCAAAGGTTATTGAAGGGCAGATTTGGTACGATAGTGGAAATAAGAAACTAAAATTTTATGACGGAACCAAGTTCAAGTCAGCAAGTGGAGCAGAAACAAGTCCTTCTGCACCAAGCGGATTGGGTACTGGTGATTTTTGGTGGGACACCGCCGCTAAACAATTATATGCCTGGGACGGTGCAGCATTTGTCCTGATTGGTCCTGAAGCATCTCCGGATCTTGGAGCCAGCGGTGTAACAGCACAGGTTGTTAAGGACACCGGTAATACCAATCATTCAATCTTAAAAGTACAGGCAGGCGGTAAAACTGTAGCCATTATTTCACAAACAGCATTCACACTAAATTCTTCGGTCAATCCTATTGATGATTTTACTTTAATCAAGAAAGGAATAACGTTAGCCAAGACGGATTCAAATGGTATTAGTGCTGACGATTACGTTTACTGGGGAACATCTTCCAATTCATTAAAACTTGGTGGAGTTGCCGCAGATCAATTCTTGCAAAAAGGCAGTATCACATTTACTTCAACAATTGGGTTTGAAGATGCTGGTTACACAGTTGGTGATCAGAATGATTTAAGAGTTAGAGTAGAGAATGATGATGAAATAATCATAGAATCAGTGCTTGGTAATGATATCAAGATGATTGTAACAGACTCTGGTGTAACAAGAAAAAATATTGCAAACTTTTCTGTAACTGGTATTATTCCAGGTGATAACAATTCATATGATCTTGGATCAACAACCAAGAAATGGGCCGAGGCATATGCAACCACATTCATTGGTGACCTAACAGGTGATGTGACAGGAAACACAACAGGATCTCACACTGGTAATTTATTAGCAACAGACACTACCGTGATGATCAATGCAACTTCAAAAGAAATTGGTTATGCAGGAGCAACACTAAAAGGAACACTAATTGGTAACGTAAGTGGTAACGTAACAGGAACTGCATCAAATGCGAGTACACTTGGTAACGTTTCACCATCAACTGCATTGCCGGCAACCGTTGACAAAACATCTGTTCCTGTAAGAGATGCATCAGGTAATATTGCAGCGACTCAATTTGTGGGAATTACTGACAAGGCTGACAGATTAAAAATTGATGACTCAGCAACAGATACTGATCCAAATTATAAATCTGCAAAAACAACTGCAACTCCAAGCACGATTGCAGCAAGAACTGCTGCCGGAGACATTTACGCTAATCTTTTCCAAGGAACAGCAACCGCAGCAAGATATGCAGACCTTGCAGAAAAGTATTTGACAGATAAGAATTATGACTATGGAACAGTAGTTAAGGTAGGTGGTTCCACAGAAGTTACCGCGGCAGGCGAAGGCGACAGAGCGATAGGTGTTATATCACAATCTCCAGCATTCATGATGAACTCACACTTGGCTGGAGGTCAATTTGTTGCATTGAAAGGAAGAGTTCCAGTTAAAGTAACTGGTGCTGTTAACAAGGGCGATAGGCTCGTAGCAGCAGCGGACGGAACTGCAAAATCATCGAATTCATCGCCTGATGTATTTGCTATAGCATTGGCATCAAGCGACCAAGCAGAAGTAAAATACATTGAAGCGGTAATTCTATAATGGCAGATGTTAAAGCCTCAGATCTAAATGCAATAAGAACAAAGATATCCAAGGTCCTTGGAACGGGCGTTGGTTCGTATGGTTATGGTCAAACCATATACAGTTCTGATGTTTCCTCAGGAGAAAAAATTCTTAAATCGCATTGGGATGCCGTAAGGTATGATATTTTTAATTCCATTGCACATCAATCAGGTAGTACCGGTTCAAGTATCGCGATGATAACAGCCAATCAAGTTATTACTGATGATGCAGGAGATCCCTATCAAAATTGGAACTATTGGGCAGATCTTGCGCAAAACAATAGATTTGAAGCAAATGATCTAACCATTGCGGGAACGACAACAGCGAGTACCTCTACATCATGGAGTACTTCTGCTGAAGTTACTTTTACAATTACATTTACAACAGCAGACAACGCCAGATATTTTTTTAATGGCGGAGGAAAATTAAGAATCACTTCTGAATTAGATGCAGGGGGTTCTCCTACTCAACAGAGTAATGCCTGGAAAGAATTATTAGCCGCTGCACAAAATGAAGAATTTGGTGGTAATGTTTTTAATCCTGTAAATTTTTACTCTCTAACTAATTCATACCAAGAATATTATCAAAGAAATGATTCCACACCATATTCTGCCAACTCATAAAAATTAGAGGCAAAGTGTGATGTTGCAAATAATTCATTAGGAACAGCAAGAATAGTTGATATAAGGGTTAAACTTTTAGATTCATACGTTGACCCAGGTGCTCCGGCCCCGGGAGATTTGGTGAGCGGAGATTTAGACATAACCTGCGATTTAGTAAAACCAACAGGAACTACCTTACAACCAGGATTGACTTCATGGGTAGCAGAAACACCTACTTTGGTTAAATCAAGTATTACGTTGTCCTAAAAACGACAAAATAAATAGTTTTGAGGAAAACATATGGCCGCAGTAAATGACAAAATCAAAGCAGCAGATTATAATGCAATCTATAATAAGATCGCTCCTGTTCTTGGTGTTGGTTCTGCGGATACAGGTTGGGGACAAACAGTACAGAGTGCAGCAGTAACCACTTCAGATTCAGTGACCGTGAATGAATATGCGGCATTGAGATACGATGTCATTAATGCCTACACGCATTTGTTTAATACCGTTCCTTCACCAGCGGTCAGCACACAAACTATTGGAGCCAAGATCAAATATAATTTAACTGATGCTCCTATCAATTACTGGAACAATCTCGCAAACACGATAGTTGCAAACAAGAAAAATCTTGCAGTTGCAGGTCAGAGAAGAACAGTTAATCACGGAACGGTAAATTTAACAACCACCTGGGATACTGAACTTAACTGCATTATTACTGTTGGATTCACAACAGCCGAAGCAGCAAGATTCTTTTTTAATTCAGGAGGTAGTTTCCAGTTTCAGAGTGCAAGAACGGGAGGCGCCGGAACAAATCAAAATGCATCCTGGACAACTCTGTTAAGCACGGCAGGAACGAGAATTTTTGGAGGCAATACTCCGGGCACTGGAGTTTCTCCACTTGACGGAAACAATTGGTTTAGAATGACGCAGGTGAGAAACCAGTGGAGCCAGGTAATTGCATCATCACCATACGCACTAAATGAATGGAGACTGTGGGCAAGAGCACTTGATGTTAACGATAACAGCAGTGGTACTTCCACGGTGATGGAATTTTATTGCCAATGGGTTGACAACCATATTGGACTTGGTGGACCAGCCGAGGTTGGTGATCCATCGCTTGGTGCTGGCACCTATGGTCCTGACGCAGTTGATGGAACGATATCATTGACCGTCCAAACTGTAGAACCAACTGGCACATTAGTACCAGCAAGTGCTGGTAATTTCAACATAGAAACTCCAACGGTCACGATTGGCGCCATAAACAAAGTCGCCTAATTTCAATTAATTTTACGCACCTTCTGTAGCATAATAAATATAATATGCTATTATAATAAGGAGGTAGTATGCTTGATGAAATACAAAAAGCCTTGGAATTTTCAAACTACAGACAAACCCTTTCTGTACAAAGAAAAACACTAAAAGAAAAAATTGATGCCAAATTAACCTATGGGTTTAATGGCGGAATATTCAAAATTGATAGAACCCTATTGAATTTTATTGAAATGTTGATCTACAAGGATAGATCAGAAAATGTCGTGGTTCTTGATGTTAATGAAAACCCAATCTTGATCGAAGATCTTGTATCATTCAGAGAAGAAATCTTTGATAGATATTTTTCAGCAACATTTGAATATCACGAAGAATATCAAAAAATTAAAAAAAGCAGATCAGTCGAAGCCTTGATGAATTCCAATGAGTAAAGGCGTACTAATTTTTGCCCACAATAATAGGCAGGTAGATTATGCAAGGATGGCTATAATTGCCGGAGGTCTTGCCACAAAAAATCTGCAGGTTCCCGTAACACTTGCCACTGACGATTCAACGGTTGCTTGGATGAAGGAATCAAATATTTACACAACTGCCATGAAGATATTTGAACACATACGCATTGTTAACAGACCAGAAGATCTACAGAATAGAAAATTTAATGACGGAACTGAACAGGTAGTCGCTCCTTTTAAGAATAGCAATAGAGCCTCGGTATACAACATAACTCCTTACGATAGAACGCTACTAATTGATAGCGATTTTTTTATATTAACTGACGAACTAAACAACTATTGGGACATAGATAGCAGCGTCCTAATATCAAAGAATTATAATGATATACTTGGTCCGGAAAGAATAGGATATCTTGATAGATATGTTTCTAACACAGGTGTTCAACTGTTATGGGCAACCAAGGTAATGTTTACAAAAAATGAAGAGTCAAAAACCTTCTTTAATCTTGTTAACCATGTAAGAGAAAATTATAAAAGATATGCAGACGTTTATCGATACGATTCAAGAATGTATAGGAATGATATTGCATTTGCGGTAGCAAGGCATATCATGTATGGATTTGAAACTGATAATGACTATTCATTACCCGATGTGTTTTCCGTTCCTGATAAGGACGTGTTGTATGACGTATCAAATGAAAGTCTTAAATTTTTAGTTTCACCAAAACTGAATAATAATTTTATAGCAACATCAGTAAAGGGAAGAGACGTACACATAATGAACAAACAAAGCATAATTAGAAATTTTGATAAACTGGTGGAAATGATATGAAAAATATCTTGGTGTTAGGAGGAGGAACTGCTGGATTAATTGCAGCACTAATGATAAAGTCAAAGCATCCTTCTTATGGCATCACCATAATTAAATCTGATGATGTAGGAATAATAGGAGTGGGTGAAGGAACTACCGAACACTGGTCACACTTTGTAAACAGTATTGGACTGAACATGAGAGAAGTGATAACCGAAACTGATGCAACATTTAAGAGTGGTATTTTTTACGAGGAATGGACCAAGGATCCTTATTTTCATGTGATTACTGATCAGATGAGCAGCATGAAATACGGTCAGTACAAGATAGGTTATGCTTCAGCAATAGGCAGTAATTTAAATAATTTTGATGTAACTCCATCCTATATTGTTGACGGGATCATCGGAGAAGATTTCTTGCCCAACCAATATCATTTTAATACATTTAAATTAAATGAATATCTAATCAAGATATGCGAACAGAGAAAGATTAATATTATAAATGATTCAATCAATGACGTTGAAGTAGACAACGGAAAGATAACAAGCATAACAGGAAGCGGAACTTATTCAGCAGATTTTTATATAGACTGCACAGGATTTAAGAGAGTTCTAATAGGTAAACTTAATTCAGAATTTATTAGTTGTGAGGATCGAACATTCGTAAACGAAGCAATAGCATTTCAAACCGATGACTTGGAAAATTATAATCCGTATACTATTTCAAGGGCAATGAATTCGGGTTGGTTATGGAGAATTCCTACCTATGGCAGGCACGGTAATGGATATGTTTTTAATAATAATTTTATAACAGCAGACGAAGCAATCAAAGAGGTGGAAGACCTTTATGGGCATAAAATTAGCGTGGCAAAAAATATTAAGTTTGAAACAGGATATCTAAAAGATTCTTGGATAGGTAATTGCTGTGCTGTAGGACTAAGCAGCGGTTTCTTTGAACCTCTTGAAGCCACATCTATTGCATCAACAATACAACAGACCTTTTTAATTCTTAACTCCATTTCAACATATGA